TGAAACAATTGGATAAAATTTAGCACCTGATCCACCACCGCCAGTAATAGTAATAGTTGGTAGTGATGTGTAACCAGTTCCACCACTTACAATATTAATACCAAGAACCTCAGTTGAGTATTCATCATCATACATATCATAAACTGTACCTGTTGTCCAATTCACACGAGGAACAACAAATGCAACATCAGAAGGTGTGATCGCTTTCATTGTAATAATTTCGTTACGAACCTCTCGCTCATAAGCATAACTATCTACAGGATATGGTGGTGCAGCTTCATCACTCCACTGAAGTGTTTTACCAAGAAAATAATAATAATTAGAACTTTTTTGGGCTACATCTTTGAAAACACCCTCTGCCAGACTTTTATGCAGGATAGTTTTGATTAGAGATGAGGTAGTTGGCATTTTAGCAGAACCTTGAACTTAAATTAACTTACTGTCACGAGCCATGTTATAGAGATTGTGTCGCCAGCTGCCTTAGTCACAACTGGGAATGTAGTACGGCAAAGCATAGTACCAGCTGTATCCGCATTAAAAATACCTGCCTCTACAATAGCACCATCACCACTACCTGCCGCAAATGTCGCTGTGTATGTAACAGTATTTGCGGCAACAGTTCCAGTTACTGCCGCACGAACTGTTTGCGCCTGCAGAGCTGTATTTGTTACATCGACTCCAGTAGACCCAGTGCCAATACCCATATGAGTCATTCTTGCTGGACTGTTAGTAGTAAGTTTTATCATACTAGAAGCAATAAAGGCTTTACCTGTGTTAACAACTTGGTTAGGCACTTCAAAATTTTGAACTACGGTTCCTGATGCATTAGTTTTAACGATGCGAACTGTACCAGTTGCTTTTAATTGTTCTTTCATTTTTTGTTTCATAAAATCTCCTTAGTTTATAACGTGTTAAATGTAGATTCTCTAGAACCTACAGAATATGTGTCTGCAAATACAATATAATCTTCTTCATAATAAGAATTTTTCTGCAAATAACCAGTGTGGTTTTGTGGAGCTAATATGCTCGTATCTGCATATCTATTTAGGGTTTTTGCGAAAGATTCATTATCAATCATATTAATAGGAGTGCTAATTCGTTTACCAAAAGTTCTGGCAATTACTCCATTATCAACCATTCCAGGATAGGGAGTGTTTAGCAATTTACCAAAAGTAATTTGGAAAAGACCCTCATCAAACATTCCTTCACCAATCCCATCACCGTAGACAGTGTTTAGTGCTTTGGTAAATTCTTTGTTAACGATGAATGTTTGGGGTGGTAGTGGTGGGCTACTCAAATCCTTGGTAGTAAATAATGTAATATCAAGATCATTTGTTGGATTTGACGTAGTTGATAATACCTTTTCTACAGAAAGATATGTTGTATTAACATCTAATAATGTAAAGTCATCCTCAAGTTCAAGACCAAGAGACTTAACGAGTGATTCTAGTTCAATACTTAAATCTATGTTATTTGTAATACTAAATTCAGAAAATAATGCCAAGCCAGCTGGATGCAGCATAGTTTTAACTGCAGACTTATATGATGAAAGTCTTTCGTCAAGTTTTATAACATAGGAAAATGCTTGATAATATTTACTATCTTGAATAAAAATAGAATCATCTAGAAAACCATCATTTGTTGAGTAGTATCCTGGATATCTTACAAGAGCACCAGTCTTAACTTCAATAATTGCGGGATCATCAAAGTTGACATTAGAATTAGAAGAGTTTTGTGAAAACTCACGAAGTAAAGAACCTACATATCCACCAGTAACATAAGCAGATAATGCAGTAAGATTAGTAATTGTACCTGCTGTTGGTGTAGTACCACCAGTTACAGTATATGTAATAGAAGTACCACTAACTATAGAATCAACTACACAAGATGTTGGCGTTGCACCAAATAATGTACCAGTGCCTGTTATAGCAGTAATAGGTAATCCAGAACTTAAACCTGTAGTGCTTGACATACCAGTTATTGTGGCAGTGAATGGACCACTTCCTGTGATAGAACCAATAGTACCAGTTGCGCTAATTATAACATTAGATACAACATAATCTTCTGTATTAATATATCCTTGTTCCTCAAATCCTCCAATCACATCTCCAATTGTTTGAACAATATTTCCATCTCCACCTAATGCAAGTGGCGAACCAGTTCTGCTAGTAGATGCTACTGCGTCAATCTGCACCCCTGCAGTAAAAGTATTTGATGCTATAATAGAAACTGCAAAATCAGAATTATATCCTAAACCAAATTTAATAAACTCTGCGTATTTAATACCATTATTATCATCAACAGCAGTGACTTTTAATAAAGCACCAGTTCCAGCTCCAGATTTAATTTCAAACACTTGACCAACTCGAAAGTTTTTTCCAGGTTGACTAATTATTGGAGTTTGTGTGGCTTTAAGAATAGTAGCTTGAAATGTATCTTCATATTTAATTGTGTCTCCTGGTTTTAATACACCAAAAAAACTTTTATCTAAAAAAAATTCGTAGATATCTCCACCAAGAGCAACAATTCTATCAATCTCACCAACAAGATCTTCTTTTTTGTCAACAAGAACTTTAATTAATCTAGTTTCAGTTTGAATATCAACTAGTTTACCAACAATTGTAAGTGGATTTCCATAATCTACATGGGCGAAAACAGAAATATCTTGATTCCATTTTCCATCAGATGGTCGAAGCATCTGAGTTCCTGGATATGACAGTTCTACTTTTTTACCAAATAATAATCTAAACAAAAGGTTATAAGAAGATTTAGAACCTTTTGCAAGATACTGATCTTTAATATGAGCAAGCAAAAATCTTTCATCACCAGCAATGCTTGGAAGATTGTGTGCTAATTCTTTTTTAAATTCACCCACAAAAGAATCAAGAGTTTTATCTAAATCTTTAACTGAAGAAAGATCTACTCCCTGTGTTTGTAAAAACTCATAATATGCTTCTACAAAAGCGACAAATGTTGGAAAATCTTCCCTAATAAATTCAGGGATCTGTCTGGAAACAACAGATGATAAATTAGTTCTTGCCATTATGCTCTAATAGAATTGAATTTGTAGTTAAATCCAGCACCAGTATCTCCATTTGCAGTATTATCAGCAATAGCAGTCACACTCAATAGCGTTGGGTCGATTTGAACAATTTGATTTAAAGCAGAAACAATATCATATGATTCTGGTTTAACTTGTATCTCAAAAAATGGTCCATCTAAAGTAGATATGTTCAAACCATTAATTTGAATTAATCCTAGTGAATAGTTAATAGTTCCCTGTGTTGTATTTACAAATACTTTATCTCTGTTTGAATTGCGATAGTATAAACGAATATTTCCTGCAGAATCGTCATCAAGAAAATGCACTTGAGTACTTGCTGGAATAAAAAATCCAGTTGATGAAAAAACTTCACCTTGCCCACTACCATCTTGAGAAATAGGATTAATTAAATTTAATTTATATTGAGCGTTTGTGCCGTACTGTGGTGTAATAGGATGGATAACCATTAAACGAGTTGTATTATTTACAATTGATGCATCAGATTGATCAATGATGCCTGTTAGTTTTGTATAACGAAGAATTCCATCAAATCTCTGAAGTTCGTTTTCGTCATAATCTAAAATTGCATTTTTAACAATAGTTTCGATTTGCGCTTCAGTGTTAGATGTTTCTTTAGGATTATAGTAAACAAATGATGTTATCTTAATATTAAAAAATTCTGGATCGACAAGTTCAGGGGTAATAGAAACAACACTTCTTGGTGTAAGAATTTCATTTGTAATAGTTTCTTTTTGCACATTAGTTAATCTTAACGCTTCTTTTGGTTTAACACAAATAAATGTTTTACCATATATTGGAGGATCATTATCTTCACCACCCCAAACTGATATTGTTTTAGCATCAGGAAATTTACTATAAATTAATGCTTTGTAATCATCTGGAGTGACAGCACGATTTTGTGCTGCAAATAATCTTGGAGCATTAAATTTAATAGAATTGATATCTTCTGGTTCAGCGCCACCATATGCAGGAGTTACAGTAGTAACCGAAAGACTACTACCCAATACTGATATACCATTATATGTAAAAATATTTGCTGAGTTCGGTTCTTCTAAACTAGAAACAAAATAATCAAGAGTCACAACATTACCATTACTTACTGCTGCGCCAAGAACACCATCACCAAAAGTAATTTCGTAAAGACTATCATCAATCTCTTTTAAGAAATATATTTTTGTCAAATCAGTTACTGCTGTTAAATCTTCTGCTCTTGTAAATGTTTGATAAACATCAGAAGTTGAATTTTCCTGAACTTTAACCGATAGCGTTGAAATATCAATATTTGCGTTTGGTATAATAAAACGAACACCACTGGCAACTGTATACTTAAATGATAGTGGTGTTCCCTCAATAAGATTTAAATTAGAAAATGTATAAGAACCGCTGGTACTTATTGCCACAGTTACAGCTTCTAGATTATAAAACACATATGACGTGCCATCAATAGAAGTCGAGAATGATTGTCTTGCTGGTAGTGATGCAATACCTGGACTAGAAGTTGGTGCACTAATAACTGCATTTACCTTTGCTCTTGCGCAAACTGCAGATCTTGGTGTATAACCAAGCATCTTTGAAAGAGAAACTACTGATGCACGTTTGCTGGCAGAGTCAAGAAATACTTCGTTTACAGCAAGATTAGTATAAACACCATTGTAGTGAGTATTATATGCCAGCAGATCTAAAAGAACGGATAAACCCGATCCTTCAAAATCGTAATCTGAAAATTCATTTTGTGCTTTAAGGAATGTCTTAAGATTGGCTTTAATGGTATCAAAGTCTAACTCTGATACCTTTAGTCTTTTGTTATTAGTTGTAATTGCCATTTATCGTGTTCTCTCTAATGCTAGATCAAGAGTTATAGGTCTCTCGGTATTAACTATTTTAAATTCTAATGTTATATAAACAGCGTTGGTGTCTATAGAATCATTTATTCTGACATCTAAAACTTCTACTCTTGGTTCAAAGTTATTAATCACATCGATTACTGCTCGCTGAAGCATAACTGTAAACATTGGTCCAGGTAGTTCAAACAACATTGCTCGAATCGGAGAACCTATTTCACTATGAAATGGTCTCTCAAAGTTACGAGTCAATAATAAATTTTTAATTGATTGTTTAATGGCGTTATCATCATATTTGCGTGATATATCCTTATTCACTGGATGCACAGTAAAGTTAAGGTCTAAATCTGAGAAAATTCTTGTATTTCTTGCCATATTGTTTATTTAGGTTATTCTATAAAAGTGTTAAATCCAGCACCGCCAACTTTGTCTCCGTCAGCAACTGGATCTCCATATCTTGCTACTTTTTTACCCTCGAAAAAAGTTTTAGAAGAACCATCTACAATTTCTCTCTGTCCAGCAATATGTGTAACTGAACCTACCTGATGGGGTTGATACTGATCCCCAACTAATGCTATTTTCATTCCCTGAACGAAAGACTTAGTTGCTTGATTTTTGTAAGTTAAAACAGTCGCTGTTCCATCTATACCCTGCGATAAATCTCCCATTTTAGCACAGCCAGCCATTATGCACCCTTAGGAGGAATGGTCTGTAACAATACGAATCCAGAAGGAATACCATTAGAATTTCGTTTATAAACTTTATCATTGACCATAGTGAATGCTTGTTTTCTTCCACCCTTTGATTTAAAGGAAACATGGATCCAACAAGAGTCTGGGAAACGATACTCTAGAATTAACTGGTCGTACGGAAGAATCTTTTCAAGTTGTTGAATAAATTCGTATGTTTTACCATATTTGTCTGGGAGCATAATACCAATATCAAGTGCCTGCCCCTTACAGTGATCTGATGTTGGTGACTCGTTAGCAACTACACCTTTTAGGCGATAACCTGAGTTAATCTTCCACTGTTTCTTATATCCACTAATACCACCTGGAAGAACATTTAGTACTGCAGGCTCAAGAAGATTTTGACATGACAAAGCCAAATTACATACAATCTCCTGTGCTTTAAAAAGTCTTTCTGGAGAGTCTTTACTGTCTTTAAGCATCTGGTCAACAAGTTTATGTTTACCACCTACACCACCATCTATCAACATACCAAGAGTGAAGTTTTGTGACATTCTAAAGTCATTTGTGAATTCTTTTGTTGCGAAAATAATATCACAGCTAACTGGTACAGTAGTTGTTGAACCACCCGATGGTGCGGGTGCTTCTTCTGTGGCGACTGGATCAGGTGCTCCAACAACACCATCTTTTCTGGCACTTTGCGCAGAAGCAGCACGACCTTCTGGTGTGTCAAAATCTTCTGGAGTTTCAGCCACAGTATTTTCTTCGAATTGTTTTTCTGGAGGAATAGAAAAGGGAACT